TCAATGCGCCACTAACTAAATTTGCTCCTAAAACCGATTTAAAAGCTGAACCTAGCCCACCTAATGATGATTTCAGACTATTTATATCCCCTTGGGCTTTCTTCCCATCCAAATCAACCGCAATGGTTACTTTACCGTCTGCCATGTTCTACCTCCTTTCTTTATTAAATATTTGGCAATGCGTATTGCTCCTGCAGTTCACGCATTTTTTGTTTTTCTTTTGAACTTTCCCCTTTTGAGGGTTTCCACGCTCTAATTTTCATTACCTCAACAAACTTTGTTCCATCTGGTAAACCAGACAATAGGGCATTGAACTTCTGCCAATGCAATTTCCCTTGTTGTTCAATCAAATCAATGTTATAGGCCTGCATAAACGATGAAAAAATGTACTCGCCATCATATTTGATATTAAACAAGGGTTTATCATCGTGATCTTGGGTATCTTTAGTTTTTTTAGGCAATACATTCCCCTCGATATCATACCTATCAACCTCATCAATAGCCCTAGTAACCTGTATGTGCTTTTCAAATATATCTGCATAAATAGCTAACGCCTGCCTTGTATCCATATCCTTAAAAGTTACATCATCGGTTAATTTTGCTAGAGCTAGTTTTGGTTTAAGTTCTACTGGGATATGTCCTTTACCCCACATATCAAAAATCCATAACACCCTATCAAACGATAATAAAAGCTGATACTCTTTGTTATTAAGTACCAGCTTGTCATCCATTTTTTTGGAAATATCAAACATTATTCAGCAAGATACTTCTTGAAATTTTCATCGTTTAGTTTCTTCTTCCATTCTTTTTGAATTGTTGCTGAAACCTGTAAGAATACATTGAGATAATTCCAAGTGTTTTCACCAGCTACCTCATAGATTTTTTGAGGGGCATCCTCATCAAACATTGCTACAAAGAACTCATCAACCATAGGTTTTAGAGCTTTACGCCCCTCTTTGTCATTCATGTTCTCTGCATCTTTCTGATAAGCGCCCACCTTATCCTCTAACTCTACAGCCTTGTCTTGAATTTGAGCATCTTTTTTATCCGTTGCTCGATAATCAAGACTAAACTCTCCAAAGTCAAATGACAGAACTTTGCTGCCTAAATCAATTACTGTTTTGTTTGACATGATAATTTCCTCCAAAATGTCTATTAGTTATGTAGTGGACTATCCACCAATTCCAGCTTCAACTGGTTCTTTAATCCATTTGATCGTGCAACCAAATTCTTCATACGCTGTTGCATCGCCTGCCCCTGCTTTGATTTCAGAAACATTGGCAACTTGTGTATAAGTTTTCTTGCCATCAGCTGTAGTTACTCGATGCCATACACGGCGTGCCTCACCTGTTTTGTAACGCATAGCGGCAATCATCGCTTGAGCTGCATCCTCTGGGTCATAGATTCCCTCAAATGAGTAACCACCAACAACGGTTAGTACAGTTTCCTCTGGCGTACCGTCTCCATCGTAGTAACCAGTGTCATCCGTATCTTCATCCGTTTCATCATCAATAGTTTCAATGTACTTAGCAAGCCGTTTCCAAGCCTCTGTGCCAGGTACAACTGCTGGGTTTTTAGGGTCAAATGGCGCAATTTCGTGTTTGCGCTTGGCATTTTTTTGACGTACCATTATGTCATCCTCCTGTTATTTCTAGTTTTGCGGTTACTTGCATTGAGTAAACAAAATAACCTTGTTCATCCTTGCCATTTATTCCTGGTTTGTCCACTTTTAATGATAAGAATGTGTAAGAGTTGTCTGTACTAGGCAAATCAATATCAAACGATGATAAATCTCCGTTAATGAGCCAGATAGCATCAATTGCTACTGCACTTGATTTACTCTTTACAGCAATCTCAAATGGTAGTGATACTTCCCTAGTGCCATCCATGTACTCTTTGTCAATAGTTCCACCACTTAAAGCATTGATAACTAAATCATCCTTATCATCTTCAAAATAATCTAGCCTTGCTTTTAATGGCAATTTTGTGATGTTGTTAATATGTGCCAGTAGCACATCTTGAAAGTTTTTGTTGTTTTGCATTATCTGATACCCATTCCTTTAATAGCCGCCTTTTTTAGCTTGTCTATGTTTGCTTTTAACGGTTTATCCCATCTGCTACCAGTACCAGAGGTTGTATATTTCCTAAAAACAACAATCCCATTAGTACCGTGGAACTGCGCCCGAGCATAAACCGTGTTATAACTCACATTTCCATTAGGCTCTACACGCCCAGAGGCTCTTAATGCCTCTCCACCAGCCCTGAGAGGTACAGAACTATCCATAATAAGCAAAGCCTCACTACCTGCAGCAATCTTGCCACGTTGCATAGCTTGAGGTGATACTTTTTTCTCTACCCCTGCAAGATCAATGCTCACTCTGACATCTGCCATTATGTAACCTCAACCTCATAGCTAAAAATTCTCCCATTAAGGTAATTGGGTTGATAACCTATCACAAGGTAATCACGCGCCCCATCATTCATAACTGCACCCAGCCAACTATCATCAACTGTCACATTCACAAACTTAGGGTAAATGTAAACAACGCCTGCTTTCTGTCTAGTTTTAGAGTTGTTAGTACCTGTAACAACCACCGACCTATCAAACCTTACCGGTTTAATATCCAATGGCTCAGAGTACTTGATATCTCCATAGTTATCTTTGCCCTCAACCTTACGAACCGTAACAACATCTTGTAATAAGCGTTTATCTATCATAATCAACTCCCACAATTAAGCTAAATCCAGCTTGTTTCAGGGCATTTTCAGCATCAAAGCAAAGGTTGAATTGTTGGCCTGCTGAAAACCGTTGTTTATTGCCGTAATTAATTGATGTGCGACCAATAGAAACGCTTGCCATAGTTTGTTTCTCGTCAGCTGTCATGATGCCAGAGTTGTTCAAATAATCAATCTGAAAACCCATAGCTAGCTTTACAGCAGATTTGCGATAATCAACCTCTTTCTCAAAGTCAATATGTTTTTGATAAATTCCTTGAGTATAGAGATTGATAGCAATTTCTGCCCGTTTAGCTAACTTCTCAAAATCCGTTACATCATCAAAGCCTAAGTCAGTAACAAACTCATCTTTCGTTAAATAAGTCATGCGTAACCTCCCTTAAAAATAAAGGGTGTTGCCACCCCTTATTTATTCAGCTTGCTCAAATTGTGTGGGCACATCTTCTACAAGCTCTAAAACTGCATCGACATCTGGAAATGTTTGCTTGAGGTCTTTATTGACTTGATCGGCATAATTCGGTTCAAGCTCAACAATTTCTCCCTCTGTCACATAAATACCAGGTGTCTTTAAAATTAGGTTCTTAATTGCTTTATACTTAGCCATTATTCTTTACCTTTATCCTTAGTTTCCTTTGGTGTTTCAAGCTCGCCACCATCTTCCACCAATTCCTCAAAGCCATCTGCCATAAGTTGTACCTCAAGCTCACTACCCTCTTGCACGGTATAAACTTGATTTTCTTTGATGTATTTCTTCATCTGCTACCTCCTATGCCGATTTATGTGAAACGTAAACCCCATCTTCTTGAGATTTCAAGACAAACAAATCATGATACAAACGGTTTTGGTATAGGTAACCATCACCCTCTGTGTGTTGCCCAGGAGCAAAGAGATAGATAGAGTTAAATTTGGCCTTAGCGATGATAGCCGTCTTAGCCACGATCAAGAAATTGATATCTTTACCGCCGCCAGCTTTCACAAATCCAGTTGTGAAATCAAATTGAGTTTTGAAACGTGCATCATCCCAAACCTCGATAAGTTGCACTCCATCTAGCGATGTTACACGTGTGTCAATTCCTTGAGGTGATGTAGTAGCGATTGCGCGTGTAAAGTCTTTAGCACGCTCTAGGGCATCCATTACCTCGCTAGATACATACATGACAAGGTTTGATGCTCCATATTTACGCATTGGCAAAATAGCAGCTTTCAAAATTCCATAGACATTCTCTGGAGTAATGCTATCCTCTTGCTTGAAATGATGACCATTGATTGCAGCTGTTGCGATTTTAGAAAAGCGGTAAGCATCAACTTCTGGTGTTGCATGTTCTGAAATGAATGTATTTGAGATGTTAGCGGCTGAAAGCTCTTGGTTTGTTTCGTCAACATCTGCTGTATCAACAAAAAACTCAACATCTCGGTCAAATCCAAGAGTATAAACGTTTTTATCGTTTGATACTGTACCTGAGTTGTAACCCTTAGAGCGTGTATGTGCCTTATATCCTGTTACAGAGATTGTTGGCAATTCAAATGATTTTGCACCGAGCCAATTTACTTTTGGCGTCTCAAGAATGGCAGTCAATGAGCCTTGCATAAGGCGTTTTTCAAACTGCCCCTCATGTTTTGTGATGTAATTGATTGACATCTACTATTCCTCCTTTTTATTCTGTTAGCCCTAATGCCTGTGCAAAGGCATCTGGTGCTGGGTCTGTTGCTGTTGGATTTCCAAACGCAACGATATTTGGGTTAGGCTTGCCATCTTCTTCTGCTTTAAAAAGATATGGGTCACTTTCCTTTAGACCATTGAGGATGTCATCTAGTTTAGGTTTGCCACTGTCATCTAGTTCAATGGCATCAACATCAATAAACTTCATCAAGGTTGATGGATTGTGTGCTGTGGTATCTTTCAAAGCAAGGTTGATAGCATTCACCTTATTTGTTTTTGCCAGTTCATCAGCAGCCTCTTGTTTATACTTGTCATATTCAGCTTGTAATTCATCAATCGCCTCTTTCTGTTTAGCGCTGATACCTTCAAGCGATTTCAAGTGTTCAACTTG